CGGGCGCGGCCCCGCTCTCTTCACCTTCGACGTGAATGTCACGCGCGAGTTTCGTTTGTCGGAACGCCTGCGCCTGCGTCCCAACCTTGAGATCGACAATGAGGGGATACACGATAAGGAATGTTAGTTATACGCGATAATGGTAGGAATTTTAGTACGCGGGTAGTACAACATGGGATTAGAAGTTTGATAGAGTCAATATAGAATTCCGGTCGTTATCGTGTGAGTGGCATTCAAGTATGTGTGCAGCACTCAACTGGTTTTTCCGCCGCGAAAAAAATTTTCAGAAATCATCAGCCCATGAAGCCCCCGCTCTGCAACATAGATAGTTGGCGAGTCGTTGTCTCCCCAATGAACCCCGAAGACAAACGGAGAAGAGTGAACCTCGCATGCGGGGCATGGCTCGCGGCCGGTTTCGTCTACGTAGTAAGCCCGGCAAATATAGCAGAATGAAGTGGCGGTGGCCTCCGGCTCGCTCGGCAGAGCGCCGTGGCAGAAATTGATCTGCGTCGCGCCTGCGGCCTGTGCCAGTTTTATGAGAGCAGTTCGGGTTTTGTCCTTCATCTCACTTTTTTTCCGCGACTATCTTTGCTGGTTTTTTCTTCAAGCGCATCAAGAATTTCCTTGTGCGTGTATCGTGTCTTATGCCAGCGTCCGTAAGGGAGCGAGCCACGCCATTCGCCCTGACTGTTATAGTGGCCGCAAACGGAGCATGGCTCGCAAAAGTAAGAGCCGGGGTGGCTATGGCATGGACAGGTGCAAGTTTCTTCGCTCATGGTTCACCTCAGCCCTGCGGCCTGTTGCAGTGCCCTCTTGATCTTCGCGTGTGAAAGGTCGGAGGCGCGGAGTTCGTGAGCGAGCGGAGCGACAAGATCGCGCACGTACTCGGCGGAGTCGCGGGAAGGCCAGCAGCCAAGATGGACAGGTCGCCCCTTGATGAAGACAGTTGCCCTGAAAGGCTTGCGACCCTTGATCTGCTTGTCTAGTACCACAGTGCCGCCCATCTTAATTTCGAGATTCGAGCGGCGACAGTCGAGACCGTTCCCGTTGCGGAATGAGACGCGAGCTACATCTCCTCGCTTCAAGCCGAGCACTTCACGGTGAAGGTAGATGCGCGGTCGCAGCCGGACAACATGCTTTCGCCCCGGCCAATGTTGCTCGTGGACGCACGGCCCCGAAGTCGCACGCCTGTAGGCGAGGCGCTTCCCATGTACGGTTGTCATAATCCAGTGGCCGTCACGCAGGCGCGGGTAATCTTCGACGGACACAAGGGCGTGCTGCCCGTTTGATAGTTGGAGTTTGATGCCTTCCTCAATCATAACCTTGTTCGTTATCGCTCCGTCAAAACCTGTTGGATAGTCGCCTGTGAGATTCGAGCGGCGCGGGCTACTTTCCGTTCAGCCGCGCGCTCGGCCAGGTCGGCCTGGATAGCGAGATACTCTTCGCGAGAGAGCGCATTGGGATAGAACGGGTATTCCTCAAACCGTTCGCCAATGAGTTCAATCCCGGTCTCAGTTCGCATGCCGCTCGACTGTTTGAAGTAGTAAGCGGGTGAGGTCATCTTCCCCAGAAGCGAATCAACAAAGAACGTCGAGCGGGCTTTCATCAGGAGTTCGACAGCCCATGTGGATGACATCCGGCGATAATTGTTCGAGCCGTTGCCACTCTCGCCGCCGACGATAAGCCAGTGAATACCTTCTAGGCTTAACGTGGAAAGGGGCGCGAGCAAGGGTTCTGCGGAGATGAAACGAACGCCGGGCACTTCGCGAAGGAAGTTTGCGCGGAAGGTGTAGGTATTGGTTTCAATGGAAACGCCAAACCAAATATGCTTGGGAACGGCCGCGAGACCTTTGCGCTTGAGCCAGCCGTTGACGTAACGCGGGAGTGCCTGCGCTCGCTTGGTGAGGATTTGATAGATGTGGCGGTCGCATTGGAGCATCACTTCCATCGCCTGGTCGCGCATCTCATCAGTGAAATCTTTGTGCATGAAATCGGACATGGAATTGACGAAACAGAAGTGCGGCTCTTTGACCTTGTAGGGGTCGCGGAGTTTGTGAGGTTTGAATGTTGGCTTGAAGCCGTTGGGGAACGCGGATGCAAAACGCGGATTCTCCGCTATCACGCGGGCGTAACAATGAAGACAGCCGGTGCTGATTTCATCGCAGCCGGTGAAGAAATTCCAAGTAAATCCTGTCCATCGAATCTTTGAAAACTTCATCGCATGTTTGCTCCTCTACCAGAGATGGATCGTGTATCTGAACCCCTGAAACCCTCGGCGTAGGATGGTTGCCGGAGCAGGCTCGAACGGCGCAGAGAGGATTGCCCAAACTTTATGCTTGCGAGTCGAGCCGTCCCAACAGGAAACCGCGCCTTGTTTTTCTCCGTCCTGATAGCCTGCGATCCGCGCCCTGCCGATGATTCTGCCCTCGCAGATGAGGTAGCAATGCAGAACGTCGAGTTTGGGTTGTTGCTGCATGCCAATCAGGACATAGGCAGAATCGGAGCGGTTGAGGCGGTTAAGGCCGTTCATCATCTTTTGGAATGCGCGCCTCATCGCCTCATCATCATGGTTCGCCCCATAGGGCAAGGTTCGGATAATCCCTGTTGGCGGGAGTCCCGATTTAACCTCTCCCGGCATCGGACGGCGGTTCTTGATAAGTCTCATCGGCTAGCCTCAAATCTATGAGTTCATAAAGTCGCGTAGCACCTGCGGTAAACGCACACAGAAGCCCTGTAGGTTGTTTGAATAGCTGTTGCCGAACTCATCCGGCAGTGCCTTAGTCCACGCCTGGGCGACGGCCTTTGCATCTTTCTTGGTGTGATAAGAGACCCATTCGTCGCTGATATTTTCGGCGACTAATAAATCGGCAAGCGTAGCGGTCTGTAAATCTATTTGGTGTACGTTGGCGTACTGGTTGACAAAGACCAAGCCTCTGGCCTGTCGAGATAGATTTGCGAGTTGTAAAATTTTCTCGTTCATTGCTGCGCCCCCGGTTTGCGGAGATAGATGGTGCGCTCTCGGTCTTTCGGGTTGGCGAGCACGCCAGCGCGGATGATGCGGTCGAGCAGCTTCTTGGTCAGGTGGATGTCATGCAGGCAGTAGTCAATGACGCTGCCAATCTGGCCGCGCTGCCATCTGACAGGGGCGTCCGCGCCATCGCCCTGCTTCGAGGTATTGAAGTTGGCGCGGCATAGTGCGTCGAGGCTGTAGCCGCCATGCGTCGCCGGGCGGAAGTCGGGGCCGAGGTCAAGGGCACGCCAAATCTCTTGAAGGATGTCGTAAGACTTGCCAGGCGCGATCTGGATGCCAGCAGCCTCAAGAATGCGGTCATCGAAACGATGATTGTTGAAGCCGACGACGCACTCTTGAGACGCTATCAGGTTGCCGAACTCGACAAGATTGTCAGAGCAGAAGACGCGTGTGCGGTCGGTCTTGTAGTCATAGGCACAGAGTACGGCTACACCCATGCCTGCGTGGTCATTCCAGCCATCGCAGTATTCAACGTCTGCGAGGGGAGCGCCGTAGTTGGGCGGCACTGCTTTGCGAATTTCAATGTCATAGATAATCATGACCGGCTCACTCCCCTCAGCCGCGCCGGTTCTGTTGTGGTGCGGGTTTGCATTTCTTCGACCAGTGCCGGAACTGCTTTAACAGAGGGCGTGAAGCCGAGCGTCCGCCCCTGCGAAATGATGGCCTCGCACAGTTCAATGTTTACCTCGACTCCTCCGCTTGCGAGACCATAGAGACGAGCTACTTCAATCCTGAGCATGAAGTCTGCGGCATCCACGGCGTCTTGCCATTGCCGGTCAGTTACAGGCCACATAAGTCATCCCTTTCTAGTCTTGCCTTCTATGTGCGTTTTGACTTCTTTCTTGGCGGCTTCTTCCATCACACTGCATAGTTGATGAGCGTCAGTAATGCCGTCAGGAATTAGAATTGAGAACTTTCGATCTGTTCCGCTGGAACCCTCTTGCTTAACGGTAATAGTCACTTCATAGCTTTTAATCTGCATCAGCTTCCTCCTTAGCTGGCGACGCGCCGGACAGCGCGCACGCGGGGTTCGTCATCATCAGTTTTGAGGAAATCGGCGAGTACCTTGCGCTCGCCGAGAGTGTGAGCTTTGAGCAGGGCGGCGTTGGCGAGATTCCCGATGGCGAGCGGGGTTGTGGCTTGCTTCGACAAGAGCTTGATGGCGCTTCGGTCGAAGATTCTCTCGGCGTCGCCACCGGCGAGCTTGATGCGATGTGCGATGTAGTCGGCAGCGGACTTCTCAAAAGAGGGCATGCGCACCACATCAATGCGCTCACAGATTTCGCGGAACTGGAAATCCTGTAGACGCCCCTCGAATTGAGGCTGGCCGAATAACACCACACCCAAGTAGCGGTCATAACCGCCGTTCCCCATCTCCCAGAAATTCTTGAGAGCAGTTAGCAGGCGGTCGTGAAGGTGATGGCACTCGTCAAATCCGAGGGCGACGCGCACGCCATTTTCCGAGGCGTTGGCGAGAATGCGCTTGAGCTTCGCCGCTCGCGCAACAAGGTCTGACGGGATAGTTTGCTCGAAGCTGCTCAGTAGGAAAGAGACGATGCTGCCGGAATGAACGCGATCCATGTTGAAGAACTCAGGCCAGAATAGTTTCAGCTTCCCGTTAGAGTTCGTCACATGGTCAACGATACGTCGCTTGAGAATCGTCTTGCCTGAGCCGATCTCGCCGGTCACGACCGTGAAGCCCTGATAATTGATGGCATCTTCAATCTGCGCGGCAACGCGGTCGAGTTGGGGCGTGGTGAATACTTCCGAGCGCGAACGTGGGTCGCCCGTGAATGGGTCACGACGGAGACCAAAAAATTGCTGCGTTTCAATTGGTAGGGATGCTCTCGGTGCAATCATGGTGTCCTCTCCGTTGAAGATGGTGGTAAGCAGTTGTTCGATTTGCTGAGGTTGTTTGCCGAGGCGCATAAGAAAATTGCGCAGATGTTCGGAGAGACGTGATTTAACGTACTCTTCTTTGTAAATGCGCCCCTGCTTGCAGACGTGCATGATGGTGTTCTGCGTGATGACATCCTTGCCGCCGCATGCAAACCAGAGTTGCCGGTAGCTCAGATTCATGGAGAGACGAAACGCTTCCAAACGCTCGCCCCACGTCTTTCCCTCAGCGAGTTTTACGGACTCACTCCCGTAAAAGAGCGGTATGTTGATGTCGGCGATGCCTTTGAGTTCGGCCTCAATTTGGGCGCTTGTGAGTTCCTTCTGACTTAGGAAATTTCTCAGGCTTGCGGCAACCAGAGGTTGGAGTTTGTGAGCCAGTTTGCGTGAGCCAGTGGCTCTGATGAGGTGGTATAAAGTTGATTTGTGAAGTGTGATTTTATCCCCGCCGCAAATAGACGCCATGCTTCGTATCGAAAGTTCATGGCGCAGGCGAAACTCTTCAAGACGTTTGCCGAACTCGACGCGATCCGGTTCGGGGTCGAGGCTCGCTAAGTATGGTGATGGGTGTCGCTGCATTAAGCCCTCCTCTGAATCTCAATGCTGGATGGTTTGCGCGCCTCAATCTCAGAGCGCAGGTCTGTATCGAGCATCTCTTCACGACCAGCGAAAATGACTTTGAGCCACGCCTTGTCTGCGGGAGTCGGTTGTAAAAGTTCCTCTGCGATGAAGGTCTCCAATGCTTGCCAGTAGGTGACGAATCGACCGCCGGTCGCGGAAGGTGGCACTACCCCGCCGCCGAGCGCGGCGAGCAGTTCTGGCTTGGTTTCCTGCTTCGCTTGAGGCATGACAGCCGGTCGCTCCGCGCCCTTCTTGAGCGGAACGTGAAAGCCCGGCACTTTCAGGGTCTCGCCAGCCTCGCGGTTGGCCTGCTTGCGTGCGGCGGCGGACGCCCTTACGCGCTTGATGGTTTGCTGCTGGATTGACTCTTCAGGGGTCTTGAACTCGCCAGCCATATCAGGCCGAGCGGCCTTGCGCTCAATTTCATACTCTGTGCCGTCTGCGGCGACGAGAATGAAATAGTCGGTTTCGGGGGGCCAGACGACGATGATCTCTGTGCCGATGAAGTCCACGAAGGGGCGCTTGCGCGGCAGTTGATAGCTCTCGCCTTTGAAGCTGACTGTGAGGTTGGGTTTGATTTTCTGCGGGAACTCATCCGCCATGAATGCGGAGTCGAGCAGTGCAGGCGGTGGGATGCGTAGAGGCTTTGTCGTGGCGCGAAAGCTAAGAGCCGGTTTCTCGCCCGTCGCCCGGCACTCGCGCCAGTTGTAACGGTCGCAGAGGTCTTCAACGAACTTCTGCAATCCTTCGAGGCTGGGCTTTTCTTCGAGACAGCCGATTAACTTCTCATACTTCTCAACCATCTGGTGGCCGACTTCTACCTTGCCGGTTGCCTGCGGATTGCCAGCCAGGTGTTGCTCCAACTTGAAGCCGCCCGAGTCTTTAAACGCGCGGTCGAGAATCGAAGCGGCGCGGCGCATGCGACCGCATTTGATAACCGAGTCATTGTCGGAATAAAGCACGCGCGGGATGCCCATCGTGCGAAAGGCTTCGAGAAGAAATTCGATGACGTACATCGAATTGGGGCGCGGGCAGTCAACGAAGCGCACGTATTTGAAGCGCGACTTGTCGTCAACCAATGAGAACTTCCAGAGCGGCCTGCGTGAGTTGTTTGTGTTCGGATGGTTTTTTGAGACTTCGAGCGTAGAGACGTGAAGGATGCGGCGGGTCTTGATGTCAACCCAGCGTTCTTTCACCGCTGAGAAATCAAGCTGGAAGATGTCGCCGGGAGTTTCCGCCTCGAAGTTGCGATGTGGGCGTCGGCCGTGCCGCAGAGCGGAGCGGTTAATGCCATGCTCGCGTAAGTGACGGCGGAAGGTGGCGAGCGAGACTGGTATCTCGTGCCCGTTTGCTTCTGCCAATTCGAGAGCAAGGTCAGGGTCGAGGTTGCGCGTCACGATCTGCTCAGTGGCGAGCAACAGGCCGGGGTGCGTCAGGATGTCTGCGCGGCGTTGCCCTTTGTCAGAGCGCGTAGCGCGTGCCGGGCGCAAACCCTTTGTGATTTCGTAAACGCGCGAGACAGAACAACGGTGATGAGATGCTAATCGCACGGCCTCAGCCTTTGCCTGCGCGCCTCGCAGACCGTGCATAGCCGCGCGAATCTCTTGAATGTCAGAAGTGCCTAATGTAAACTTTGGCATGAGGGTAACGGCCTCACTTGATGGTTAGAAGATGGAGAGCCGCGCTGGTCTGTCAAAGGCAGCGCGGCTTTCTGTTTGAGTTATGAGCCATGCGTAAGACTCGCGGCCAATTCAGATGTGCGCGAGCGAGCAGTTTTCCAAGCTCTGAGCATGCTCAGGAATTGAGCGCGCTGCACGCTGTTGAGTGTCCCCGACGATGTATGTCCGGGGAAGTAAGAGTTGACGAGGTTCGACCAGGCGACTTTGTTGTCGCCGAAGATGTAGCCGAGTTCCTCACCGAGTTTGTGAGCCTCAGCCAGTTCCCTGTTGCGTTGCTCTGCTTCACTGGAAAGCGAGAGCGATAAGTCCTGACCTTTAATCCGTTTCTCGTGTGCTTTCACCGGGTCAAATCCAACGGCGCGGAAACCCTTACGGAGTGCTCTCGCTGCCGACACATCAAGCGCCTGCTTGATGTCATTGATGATTCCGCCGTCGTGCATCTCTTCGCCCAGCAGCGCGCTCCCATGAACGGTGCGCATGCGCCCGTCAGCCAACTTCACTTCGCACGATGAAGTGACAATGCCGACTGATGAGTCAATGTTGCCCGGCTCGATGATGATGCTGGGAATGTCGCTCAGTTCGAGAGCCAGTTGTGAGAGCGCGTCAACATCGAAAATTGGTTCGGCGCGGTCGCCATCGAAGCCGATTTGCTTGCGCTCCAAGCCGTAGTGCTCTGTGAACTCGCGCAGGATTTGCTCCTGTTCAAGCGTCAGTGGCCTTCTTGGTTTGGCCTGTGTCGTTGTCTCTGTCATTGGTGCTTGTGCCGACATAAAACCTCCAGTTGTTTGCGAACCTATTTGCCGCCCGCAACGCCTGCGCGCGTGACGATGCCGAGGATTTCATCCTCGCGCATGATGAGAACTTCCTCGCCGTTGAGTTTGATTTCCGAGCCGCCGTATTTGGCGAAGAGGACGCGGTCGCCAACCTTCACGTCGAGCGGTTGGCGTGTGCCGTCGTCTCGGCGTTTGCCTTCCCCAACCGCGAGCACTTCACCTTCCTGCGGCTTCTCTTTCGCCGTTTCAGGAATGATGATGCCCCCGCGCATCTGCTCGCCTTCCTTAATCCGCTTGACCAAAATCCGGTCATGTAGCGGCTTGATGTTCGTAGCCATGTCGTTTCTCCACCTTCAAAGTAAGTTGATTGTTGTTGGCCTCCGCGAGCAGTCTTTGTTGCCGCTCGCGGAGGCGGAGTCCACAGGATTGTTTAGTCTCTAGGCATATCCTCCTTTCTTCGGGCTGGGCGTGCATGGGAGATTGAGCGGGAGTCGCCGAGCATAAGCCGCCCCCCGTTGGCCACTCCCGTCACGGCGCGCTTATGGCAGACGGAGCGTGCGCCGTGAACTAAAGTTGCGAGCCGGTTGAGCCAGTTCCACGGCTGGCTTTCATGTCCGGTAAGAATTTGACCGTCAAAAAATTCGTGCATCGCTTGCCCCTTACATCAACTCGCCGAGCGTATCCAGATCGTCATCAGAGACGGCTGAGGCTGATGCGTCGCGCAGATGCGGAGCGGCCAAACCTAAAGCCTCTTCGAGTTGTGTGCGTTGTTCAGAGATGAGAGCGAGCGTGTTGTGGCGGACAGCCTCTAGCTGCTCGTCTGGAAGTTTTCGCGCTTCACTGGTGAGAGAATGGAACGCCGCGAGCAGGCTGAGTTGTGCCTGCTCGAAAGGTGTCCCGCCTGCCTGAAACTTCGCGCCGGACTTATAGGTGTCCCGCTCTTTCTTAACGGAAGTTAATTCTTTCTTGCCGCGCTCAATGGTGCGCGCCTGCTCAGAAGTCTTTTCGGCGAGGTTCTTAATTACTTCTTTGACGCGGGCTGAGTCGGAAACAGGAATGCGCTCATCGCCGATGACAACCTCATTCCCTTCGATTTTCAAACTGCCAGTGCCAAGTTGTTTTCGAGCTTTCAACGATAATTGCAGGCCGTTAAGGACGTCGAAAACTTGGTCGCCCTCTTTCTCGATGAGAGCTTCACGGTTGTAAAACTCGTGCTTGGTCATCGGAGAAAAGTCTGAGTCATTTAGAAAATCATCAAAGCGGGTGAAGCCATAAGCCTCATAGGCTTTGGTGTCTCTGAACTGCTGCAACGCACGGAAGGATTGAGAGGTAACTGTATCGGCGAAAGCTCTGGCGATAGCGTTCGCCGTCTTGATGCCGCCTAGCAGTTCGGCGGCTTGAATCGCTCGCCTTTGTTCTTGTGAGGTTTCTAGTTTGGCCGTCGCTTTTTTGGCGATTGCCTCTTTGCCATTTGCAATTTCATCATTGAGATTCTTGCCCATCGTTTTTCTCCTCAAAATTCCGTTGGCGGAATTTCCGATCTCCCTAAACCAAGCAAAATCAATAAAAATTAAGATTTGCGTTCCGCCGTGGCGGAACTCTCGGCCGTAACAGCAGCGACGCAGAGGTCGTTAAAGCGCGTCGAAAACTTGAGCAGCCTCGGCCCCACCTGCCAGCCGCGATCTGCTTGCGTGGCATAGTGAGCCAGCTTGAAAGTCAGGAGTGCCCTGCGGCAAAAGTCGTATGACTGGCCGGAGCGTTCAGAGACTCGCTGGATTGAAACCGGCTCGAAGTTTGTGCCTTCCAGAGCTTCGAGCACTTTCAGCCCACGGCGTAGAACGTCGAGTTGATAGTCTTCTTCAGAGCGCGGCGACCGATGGTTCTCGCTCATTTGATTGCTTCCTCCATCTGCGTATGAATGAGGTTGATGAAATCAAGGGGCTGCTGCCCAGCGAGTTCGGCGAAGTTAGCCCGCTGCAATTTGTAGAGGGTGACTAACTCGTCAATTGCCTGTGAGCGATAGACGCGTGACCAGTTGAGAAAATCTTCGGCCGTGTGCATCCAGTAGTAGCCGAACGGCGGGCGACGGCTCGAACCGATAGGCAGCAACCATTCACGGCGTAGCTCCTGCGCGACGGTCTTCACTTCTCGCTCGGTACATCTAAGCTGGCCTTGAAGGGAGATGCCGCTGACCGGCGCATCTACGGTTGAATGAATCAACAGACGCGCCGTGAGCAAGACTTGCGGCCGGACTTCCTGATTGCGCTCGACGCGCGACCAGACCGTTTCGGCCAGGCGCTTTGCGGCGGGGGAGAGCGTGATCTGCGATTGAATGCACGGCGAGCAACGCTGCACGCCTTGACCCGGTATCCACAGGAGCGTCGAATCCCAGCACTGGTTACACGCGCCGGGATGAGACCAAAAATGAAATGATGTTTGCGAGGCTACGTCCACAAATCCTCCCGCTGATTCATTGACTTCAAGGCTTCGATAACTTTGTTGGCATCGCTGGTCGTTCGCAGTGGGAAGTGTTTGCACAGCTTGATGCAGAAGTCTCTAAGCGTCTCCGCGCTCCAATTGCGTTGGCTGGCGAGCGCGGCGATGTATTGGAGTTGAGCCTGACCTACGACCTGTTGCACACCGGCATTGCGTCGGCGGTGTTGAATAGTGCGGCGAGCGGCGAGCGGCTCACCTCCGAGCCTGACGATCACGGCATCGGCCTCAGAGATGTTGAGAGCAGCGATTGATGCTTTGCCGCCTTTGCCGTTTCGGGAGGTTGCCTCTTTAACGAGAGCATGAAGCTCCTCTTGCTCTAACCCGCGCGTGCGAGCGAGGCCGAAGATGCGGCGCGTTTGCGCGTTCGTTTTGGGAGAGACGGAGGTGCGAGAAGGATTAGATGACATGTTCATTTTCCTCCAACATCTCGCGAACTTTCAGAGCGCGCTGGAGGTTCAGCACGGCTTTCTCGACACTGATGCTGCAAGTGGAAAAATCTGCGCCGCGCACCAGGTCTGCGATTGCTTGCCCAATTGACTGCGATGCTTGCGCGGTTACTCTGTCGAGTTCTTCCTTAGTGCCCTTCTGCGGTGGGAAGCCGAGCATGCTGGCATAGACATCGAGGTATCGTTGACCCAACATCCTGACGGCTTCTGGATTGTGACTTAGAGCCAACTCACAGATGATGTCGAGGCGACCTATACTGTTGCGCGTGCCCGTGTCGGTGATGGCCTCGCCCGCCGGTCGGCGTTCTTGATAAAGAAGAGAAGACGAGATGCCAGTTAGCTTGGCGACCTCTTTAACCCTGCCTTCAGGGACTAACAATCTCATCAATTCGTTTGGGTCAATCATGTTCTTTTCCCTGCTCTGCAATCGCGGGCGCTGATTGCAATTCACAAAAAAGGTAAAAATTTTTTAGGCTACGCTCCGTTGCTTTTCTTCACGGCTCGCAAGCAACTCCGTCGTCAACGGGTGACTCCCGAAAACGTGGTCAACCGGGAGACCAATTAAGTTGCTAATAAGGATTCTTAATTCTGGGTAGACCCGGCCGGGAACGAAGTGGATGCACATCGAAAACTCTTGGTCGTTGTAGCCCCAACGCTCGGCCAAGCTGGCGGGACTATGGCCTGCTTCGTAAATCAAAAACTTGATGCGATGGGGTGTTAGTGGCATATTGCCTCTTGGCGTTAAATTCTTAACGTCAGCGATGGTAAACCGTGGGTTTAGAAATGTCAATAAATTCTCAACCTATGATTGAGAAAGCTGATTTTTTCAATCGAATTTGTATTGCCTTCGGAATCAGTCCTGGGCGGGGCGCAAAAGCTGTTATTGCGCGGGAAGTAGACCTTTCAGAGACGGCGGTTGGTAAATGGGAGAAAGGTGAGATTCCCGGAATTGAGAACCTAGAGAAAATCGCGATCTCAACTGGTAGTTCACTTCACTGGTTATTGACAGGACAGGGGCCACAGACAATTGACGAGCTAAAAGCCGCAGAGGAACAGATTCTTGACCGAATAAATTTAGAGAAATTCGTGCGAAGAATTGCTCGTGAAGAGCTAAGGCATATAAACGGTGCGCCTTCGTTTGGCTTAGACTTAACAACGACAGAAGAGAAGAAAGCGGGGTAATAAGGTGGGCTTACAGCTTTACTTTCGCAAGAGTGCTGAACTGAAGAGGCCGATGATGACCATTCCAGTCATCGCTGGTAATCCTGTTGATGTCGAGCAAGTTGTCGAATGGATTGATTTAGATGAGTATGTTCAGGGCGGGTCTGACGCGATCTACTACCTGCGTGTAACTGGCGATTCGATGATTGATCTTCGCATCTATGACGGCGATCTATTGGTGGTTGACCGCGGGCGGCCTGCTGCATCTGGCGATATTGTTATTGCATCAGTTTCCAGTGGATATACAGTCAAGCTCTTGAGGCAATCAGACCGTAGCCTTTACCTCGTACCTGCAAATATCAAATATCAGAAGCGTCGTCTGCGTGCCAAAGATAATTTCTCAATTTGGGGAGTTGTGACACATGTTATTCATAAGATATAAGAACGGATGTAAGGAGTAGATATGCGCACCTCACACATTTTGGGTCTGATGCTATTCATTTTCCTCGTGTTGGGTTTCATCTATATTTCCCACCCATACCGCTCCCCGTCAACAATCTCTGAAAACACCTCATCGTTAAATAATTCAATTAGCCCATCATCTAGTCGAACAACAGCTACGCCCACGCCTATTGAATATCAGTTAGCGACGCTCAACAAAGGTGGATACGTTGCTCAAGATGATATTACCGTGACGCGCTTTCGCTTCTTACTTGATTCATTAGAACGAAAGACGACGAATACAAAACAGCAGATTGCTGACACTACATTTAACGCTCAGAAATTGGCTCGCGATAAATATGGAAAGGAAGTAACTTTGTTAGAGTTAATGGAAGGCGCGAATAGAGCAATCCCAGAGGGTTCAAACGAAAAGATGGATTACACAGACATCATTTCAATGGTTACGATGTTATATGTAAATTGATTCTCGAATGGGTTGAAGAGACTTTCGAAGGCGGCAAGATTATCTCGCATAATCTCGCCGCCTCAGCATTTATACGTTGCAACCATTATGGCGGCAATGTATTCTCACAACATGACGCGCATGGCGTCTCGTTCCCAGCCCCCCAAAAACTGGCAACGGAGATTCCCCTAACATGGTTCGTTACGATTTCGGCTTTACGACTCGTCCATCTTTGCGTCTCTCCCGCATTGAGGACATCCTAAAACAGACACGCATCCTCGATCCTGTGCCTTCCCGGCGCACTCTCATTCGCAGCATTGAGGATGGCTCACTTGAGGGAAAGAAGACGAAGGCTGGTTGGCTCGTCTATGAGGATTCCTTCAAGCAGTGGGTTCGCGCCCATCAGCCAGAGGTCTATCAATCCATCCCCTAAAATCTCAAAGCGCACCCGTCACATAACATATCGAAAAACCTTGCCAAGTTGGACAGGTGCGGACAACCCTGCCAAATCGGACAAACCAGACAATTAAGACAATTCGGACAATTCAGCCAAGTGCGGACAACTAGGCTCACGCTATCTCCGTAGCGGGGGTAGTGTGTCACTCGTGGTTGAGCCGACACAAAAATCAATCGCAAAGGCACTCCTGCAATGGTCGAAGTTGCAGGGGAAGCGGGAGCGCATCGAGGCTGAACGTGACCAAACAATCGAGCCTATTCGAGCGCGATTCGAGCAACGATGCGCTCCCATTCATCAACGTGCCAACCGGAAATTAGAACCTCTCCAAGAGCAAATCTCCCAACTGGAAAATGACATCACGGCCGCGATGATGGCGGGCATTAGCGCGAAAGGCGTCATCAAGATCAACCGGGTCTCTATCGCCACCGCCATCGTTGAAGTCGCGACGCGCACCGAGCGCGAGATAGACACCAAAACCTTCTTTAATGCTGTGCCGGAGTCGCAACGCTCCGCTGCCTTCTGGTCGTGCTTCAAAACGCTCGTCGGCAAAGCCGAGATGTTTTTGGGCACTCGTGTCAACGAATTGGCGCACGCCAAGCGCAACCATACGGTGCGCTTCGGAAAGCAGTAGGGAGAGGCAGAGATGAGCGACGAAAGCGTCCTGCGCGCACAGACATCAGCCCTGCTCCTCGCGCTCCGTGCAAGGCACCTTGAAACCGGCGACCACGTTGCGCGCGTCACAGACCATTCGTTGCGCCTGGGTCGCACGATGGGGCTGAACGCGGAAGATATGCGCGCCCTCGAACTCGGCGCGGCACTGCACGACATCGGGAAAATCGGTATTCGGGATTCTGTTCTTTGCAAGGCGGGTCGCCTGACGGAAGACGAGTGGGCGCACATGCGCACTCACCCTGTAATCGGAGCGGAAATGCTGCGCTCGCTCGGCTTCCCTGAAGCCTCTGTGCTCGTGGTTGAAGAGCATCACGAACGCTTAAATGGAACGGGCTACCCGCGCGGGCTGGAGGGTGAGTCGATTTCCCGTGCGGCTCGCATCTTCGCGGTGGCCGACACCTTCGATGCCATCACGCGCAACAGGTGTTACAGGGCTGGCGCTCCCTATGCGGTCGCCCTGCATGAAATCGTGGATGGAAGCGGGCATCAGTTCGACCCCGAAGTCGTAGGGGCGTTCAAATCAATTCCCAAAGTTGAATGGCAATGAAGATCATCCAGAAACCTTCCCCGAATTTCACATCTTCCCGCAATGGCTATAAGCCGGAGTTGATTGTCATTCACATCATGGACGGCACGCTCGCGGGCACAGATGCATGGTTCGCGAATCGGGACTCGAAAGTCTCTGCTCACTACAGCGTGGGCAAACGCGGAGAGGTTCATCAACACGTTGATGAGAGGCACACCGCACAGCACGCAGGAGTGGTTGACCGCCCGTCGCGGAAGCTCGTCAAGGCGGGTGTCAATCCGAACTTTTACACCATCGGCATCGAGCACGAAGGCCGGAGCGGCGACGCGCTGACACAAGCGCAACTGAAAGCCTCGGCAGAATTGCTCGCTGACATTTCCCGGCGCTGGAGAATCACGCTCGACCGCGAACACGTCATCGCGCACTACGAAATACGCCGTGGGAAAACTTGCCCCGGCTCGGGTGTTGACCTCGCCCAACTCATCACGCTCGCGCAGGAGTTCTTGCGCAAATAACGAAGAGGAAATTTATGAAGAAACTTTCGTCACTGCTCAACGGCTTCTCGCGCTCGCGAGCTATCACGCTTCTCGGCCTGGTCGTCGTTGTTATCAGCACGCTCGACCCGGCAATCTTCGAGGGACATCCCTATGCGCGGGTCGTCGCGCTCACAATCGGCGCGGTCGCTGCCGCCCTGGGCAGAGCCCTGTTACATCCGAGCAAGAAGGTTTTCGACAGGCGGTTTTACGGCTTGGCCTTCATGTTCGTGCCGGTTTTAGCCTTGACCATCGTCACGACCGGCTGTCCGAAGGTCTCTCGCGAAGATGCCGGGAAGCCGGACGTGCGCGCCCAGATCGTGCAGAAGATGCGCAACACTGCGAACGCACTTGACGCCACGGCGATTGGAATCGAAGAGGCGGCAAACACCTTTCACGATCTCGACGCCGCGCAGGCGATTAAGCCTGAGACCGCGCGAGCGGCGACGCGCCATCTCTTGAAAGCGAATCGCATCGGCGAAGAGGGCACGAGTCGATTCCTGAAAGTGCAGAACATGGACGAGGCCGAGCGGGGCAATATCGCATCGCTCATCGGCGAGTTCACCGGCGCGCTGGATTCACTACTCAGTGACCAAATCATTCAGATCAAGAATCCCAAAACTCAACTGTACGTCTTCATGAGTCTGAGGAGTGGCAAGGTTGGATTGACCTTTCTGCAAGCTGACCTGGAGAGGCGATTCGCTGATGGCGTTTCGATTCCCGTTGATGAGGAGACCAAGCGCATCCTCGCGCGAGCGGAGAAACGATATAAGCGCGTGACGCAGCGCCTACGTGAAGACCTCCAGCGGCTTGATCCAACCGCGCCCGAACTCCGCGAGGAGGGTTCAACCTCGCCCCAGCAACAGTAGCCATCGGGAGCCAGCAGCGACATGAACGGGGAAGTACACATGGATAGCAGTGGGATGGGCGTGAATGCCCCGATTGTGGCGCTGTCTTTTTTGGCGGGTACGTGGGCGATGCTCTCGACGCTCATGAATCCGGTGCTCGCTTCGATTCTCGTCGGCCTGCTCTGCAAAGGTCTCGACGTGATTGTCCGCCATGTTGTGCGCGCTGTGATGGAGCAACAGAAGTTGCGATGGCGGCGCGAGGCGCGAAGGTTGAAACGGCGCGTGCAGGAGTTGGAAGCGCAACAGGCCGCCCCTCAAATCGAGGATTGACGATGCCGTTCAGCTATCCGTCTGAAGCTATCGAAGCCTGTCTTCAACTTTACCTGCGCTTTAACGGCCAGCAGCACGACCGCATCGAGGTGGAGATGCGCCGGACTTGGCCGGGCTGGTCGAAGCAGAACCTTTACAGCCGAGGAGAGAAAATCGGCTGGATTGAAAAGTACGGATGGGAAGCCGCTCTCAAGCAGAAGCTCGCTCTCAGCACCGAGCAGGGCACGCTGACAGCAGACGAACAACTCATCCGCGATGTCGAGCAGGTACGCCAGCGCGTAAAGGCGCAACTCGATGCGAAGGGGGCGAAGGGTGAGGGCGTAGATCGCGATCTCGTCTGGCAGTTTCGTGACCTCTGCAAACTCATCATTGAGGCGCGCACGAAGTTGCAGGCCAGAAGCGACACCTTAACTGCCTTTGTCACGTTCTGGGAACGGTTGTTGGACTGGTTGCCTGAGATAGATGCCCGCGCCGCGAGCGAGTTGTTGAAGGTAGCCGACGCCGTGCTTGAAAGGGCCGCCGCTGAGTATGGCGAAGAACAAAGTTCAGCAGCCGACGGCGGCACTAAATCTTGAGCGGGCACGCGCTGCCGCTGATGGCGCGCGCGCCCGGCTCGCACGCCAGCGCGGCGAGGAACTGACTGTTGATATTCGCACCGTGCCGCTCTCGTGGTGGCGCGAGCGATGGGCGGATAAAGCAATCCGCCGACTGTTCATTGAAAACTTCATCTACGTTCGCGATGCCTTCGACAAGAATAAGCTCGTCCTGCTCAAGTTCAACGACATGCAGGACGACATCTGGGGGAAGCTGACCGGCAAGGATGTTGTTCTGAAAATGCGTAAGGGCGGCTCGTCCGCCCTTTTCACGGCGATTAAGTTTTCCAATGCCGTGGTGCTTTCAGGTCGCAATGTTCGCATCTTTGCGCACAACCCGCAGACGGAACGAAAGTTCCGCCGCGACGTGCGCACGATGTACCGGAATCTGCCTGAACACCTCAGACCTGAGACGATTACTTTCACACCGGAAGTTATCGAATTTCAGGACATGGCGAAGGGTACGGTTGACAGCATCGTCACCACGACGGGCGTGCAGCCGGGGTTCGAGGATAGCCCGCGCGGCGACACTATCACTGACGTGCTGGTGACGGAAGTGCCTTTCATGCGCGGCGACGCGCGGAAGGCGGCGACGGCCATTCTTGAGGCGTGCGCGGCCGACGCAGACATCACGGTCGAGTCAACGGCGGGGGGCATCGAGTTCTTTCATTCGCTTTACAGCGAGGGAAAGAAAGGCCGGGGCGGTTGGACTTCGCACTTCTATCAATGGTGGTGGAGGCGAAGCTGCCGGGTCGAGGGGGCACGGTTCATCAAACTCGATGGCCGTTACTTCATCATCAACCCCGGCAAGCCTGAGCCGAAAGAAAAGCCGGTTGTCACCAGTGCGGAGCGCAAAGTTGCGGCGCGCATCCTGCTCCACCTCATCAATCGCGGTTATGTCCCGAAGGGTACGAAGTGGCATGCGTCGGAAGTCGCCGAGTATCTCGCATGGCGTCGAGCCAAGATTCAGGAGATAGGCGAGCAGACCTTCCTCATCGAGTATCCCGAAAACGATAAGGATTGCTTCGAGCAGACCGGACGCCCGGTCGTGCGCGCAGAGTTCCTGAAGGTGACTTGCCAGCCGGCAGACCCGCTCGAAGGCCGTCAGTACCTTGTGGCGGTTGATACAAGCGCGGGCACGGAGCGCGGCAACCCGGCCGCCATTCAAGTGCTCGACCTCCTGAGCGGCGCGCAGGTCTTCGAGGAGACTTTGAAACTCTCGCCCGATCTGCTCGCCGTGCGCGTCGCCAAAATCAGCGACCGTTACAACCGCGCCTATATCGTGCCAGAGCGCAATAACACCGGCTATGCCACGACCCTCAAGCTGGTCGAACTCGGTTATGAGGATGTGCTCTACAAACACATCGACGCACCGACCAGACGTGCCCTCGATGCCGGACGAATCTCCGTTGAAGAGGCGCTAGAAAAATCGCAGTACGGCTTTCCGACCGACACGGCAAACAAGCCGCTCGCAGGTCTCGCGCTCGAAGAGGCGCTCAGAACCGGCGAACTCGGATTGTCGAGCCAGGCATTTTGCGACCAGGCGTTGACGGTCGTGTGGAAAGACGGCGGCTCCTTTAGTGCGCTCTCAGGTTACGAGGACGATCTTTTTATGGCGCTCGCAATCGGTTGGTTCGTGGCGCGGACGTTGATGGGGAACTACTCGGGTTTCATGGGCATCATGCCGGAGACCGGATATGCAAGGTAAGGATGACACCAAAACAGGCTGGCTAGGGTGTCCCAGAGCGTCCCAGCGGGGTTTGGGACACCAAATAGGTACTGTGGAGGCGTGCGAAGCGGACACGCTCATACAGGGTGAATAAACGCAACACTCGAAACCAATGATTAGGGAAACAGTCAAAAGATGGTGGGCGACCATGCGACGTGTCGGCGGTACGGAGTTACCGGATGACGGGCGCAGTTCTGTCGAGAGCACGCTATCGGGGCGCATCGGCCTCGCGCTGGATGCCTTCGGCAGCGTCTCCCCTGTTATTGATTTCGAGATGTTGCGTGCGCTGAAACTCTTTTCGATTTTCAACCCGGACGTTTCCCAGTACATCGCGAACACAGTCAATCTCGGCAACACCGGCCATCAGATAACAGTTGATGCGGCCAGTCCTGAGCGAGCGGAGCAGGCTCTAAAACGAATCAACGAATCTGCCGCTCGAATATATGCCAATGGCGCAGGGGTCGATGGGCTTATCAATGCTTATATCAGGCAGGTCGCCTGGTCGGGCGCTCTCTCAAGTGAAGATGTCGTCAACTTCGCCCAGCGCAGAGTCGAGCGGGTTGTCCTCGTGCCCGTTGAGGAGATTCGATTTCGTTTTCTTGAGGGGCAATATATCCCTCATCAACAACCTCACGGCGGCGCAGGGCTGCTTATGCGTTCTCCGCTGGGAATGATTCCTCTCAATCCTGAGACCTATCACTACTACGCTCTCAACACTCTCGAAAACAGTCCCTATGCTGTCCCGCCCGGCACGGCGGCAGTTAACGCGATTACGGGCCCGCAGACCGACATGCTTGATAACATCAAGTATATCGCGAAGAAACTTGGGATTCTCGGTCTCGTCTCCGTTGCCTGCACGCCACCACCGAGAAAGCCGAACGAGACAGAGGATGAATGGAAAACCCGTTCGCAAGTTTATCTGTCGCGCGTCAGGAAAGTTTTCGATAGCAACTTCGTCAAGGGGTTGCTCGTCCACTTCCGCGATCAACAAATCACCCATTCCAACGTGGCCTCCGACGCGCGCGGCGCATACGACGTGTGGCGCATCAATGAAGAGCAGGTCATGAGCGGATTAGGGATGCCGCCCGCCTTCTTCGGTCGCACGGATTCGACTACGGAAACATACGCGGGCGTGGTTTACAACCTCCTTACCTCAAGCGTCGCTAACATTCAAAGGCTTCCAAAACGCCGCTGCGAATCTACCTATCGCCTCGATCTGCGCATGGCGGGCATTGAGGTTGACGGCCTCTCTCTTAGTTTCAACCGTGCGAACTCCCTCAAACCGCTCGAAGAGGCGCAGGCCGACCAGATTCGCCAGACGATGGCGATTGAGAAGGCGAAGGAAGGACTTATCTCGCCAGACCAAGCGGCTCAGGAGTTGGGCTATGACTCGGCTTTTGACCCCGAACTTTTATCTACACATCCAGAGGCAGCCAGAGCTTTGCGTGCGCAGGTGGGGGCTGGGCGCGCGCATAACAGAGCGACGGCTACCTTCCACTTCGACCGGAGCGCACAGCGTTATCGGTTCGTTTCCTCCAGGGTCGAACTCGCCGGCGAGTCGGTCGAAGTGGATACGTTTATCCCTGTTCATAAATTCGCCCAAGTGACTTCTCAAAAAAAAAAGGCGGCTTAACTGAAGATGAAATCGACGCGCTTCTCGACAAGTACATTTCCCGCTACCTCAAATTCGCAAAGCCGCTCGGCGAAGCCGCACGCGCCAAAGCAGTGGATCGGCTTCGCGATTTTCTGCGCGATAGCTCTGCTGGCAACTTTTCTTCTGCTGATGATTTCGCTGACCGGCTCTCGGACGAGATCGAAGACGCCTACAAAGCCGTCTTCGACAGTCAGCGCACTCGCACAATCATCGGGCGAACCACAAAGGACATTTACTCCTTTTATCGACTCAGAGACTCCACGCCATTCGCTGGAGATTCTCCTGTCCGGCTTAAGTTTGGAGCGCCCGACACTCGAAGCGTCAACTTCTTTAAGAAGCTCGACCATTTCTATTTCAGCACCTTCGTCAATAACAAGCGCGACGAGCTCAAAGACTTTCTCCGGGAAGAATATCTGGAGAAAGGTGCTGCCCTCTTCGGACGCGGAACGAAAGAATCGCTTGATGATTTTCGCGCCGCAGCCGGTGGCAAATTGGATGCGCTTAACGACCGGGCTGTGGATACCATCGCAGTTAGTTCAGTTCAGCGCATCCGCAACTACGCGCACATCAATTCTCTCCGGCAGGCAGCAATCAAGCGCGGAAAAATCGTCGCTATCATCGATGAACGAACCTCCGAAATCTGCATTTATCTCAACGGCAAATTCATCAACATCGGCATCGCCGCAGAGACGATTGACCGGCTCACACAGTTGGAGCCGGGCGACTACGCGCTTGAGCTTTACAAGGACAAGGATGGGCGGGCATTCGCGAGCGACCCGGTCAACTACGTCAAAGATCGGATTAACGAGGACGGCCTGATTGATGACGACTTAGTTGCAGAGGGGCGCGGCTTTCCGCCGTTTCATCCACGTTGCCGCACTCGTGTGGAAGGGGAAATCGACAAGTGAAGAATAAGTTCAAGTTTACAAGCCTGTCACTGACCGGCGGCAAGGCGCAATTCACGATGATGCTGCCCTTCGGCGGCACACAACTATCGCTCGAAGCGGCGATGCGCGAAGCCCTGCTCGCCGAGATCAGGTTAGCGGCCACCGAAGTCGGTAAGCAGACGGAGAGCCTTGCCGTTGGCGTCTCATCGCAATGGGGCGCGCAACCTGCGCCCATCGACTTTGAGACCGTTGATGAGCTTCTGCCGAAAGAGACCGACTACTACTACAAAGACTATCGCGCCATCAGCGCCACGCTCGCCCCGTGCTACGGCCTCGACTTCTCGAAACCCGGTGTTCTCGAAGCGTCAGTCGAAAAGCTGAAAGGGCAGACGGTCTATAAAGACCACTACTTTCATTCGGTCGATGGTTGGGTGGGTGTCGTCAGTGAAGCGTCGTGGGACGCGAAGGGCGAGAACGCTGGTGGAATCTCCGGGATCAATGCGCGGCTGAAGCTGGACGCCAAGAAAGACCCGATGCTCGTGCGCGGGGTGGCGATGTCGCCGCCCGCAATTCACTCCTGCTCTGTCACAGTGCTTTTCGAGTTCGACTTCTCACACCCTGAACTGGTTGAGCAGGGACGCTTCTGGCATCTGCTCGGCGAAGAGGTTGACGGCCAGATCGTCCGCCTCGTCGTGACGGTCATTCTCGGTTATTGGGAAATCTCGCTCGTCTTTCAGGGCGCGCAGGAAGAGAACAAACAACAGCCCGCTACACCCAGCATACCGGATGACGTTGTGACCGATGACGAAGCCGAGCTAGGGATGCGGGACAAGAAAAGAATGGGCGCAAGCCCGGATACGAGAGAGGAGAGAAAGACTGTGAAGTTAAATGCGCTACGAAAACAGGGGTTGGGCATCACCGCTGAGGGTGAGGAGTTCCCCGATGAGCAGGTGCTCTCAATCGTGGATGGCCTCGTGTCGCAGGCGGCGGTCGGCGCGGCCTTGACCACTTCGCGCCGCGTGGAGTGTTTGCGCGTGGCGACTCTCGCCGAATGCGGTGCTGCCGACGGGCAACTCGACGCGACGCTCGCCAAGATCATCAACGCATCGCAGGGCGACGATCTGGAAGGTCTCATCAAGCTGTACAGCGCGAAGGCTGAGAGCCGATTCCCGCACACTTGCCAGTCTTGTGGCACGAAGACCGAAGGCCGCTCTTCGGTCGAAGAACGCGCCGGTCTGCCGGATGCTGGACAGACCCGAAAGTTGTCACATGGCAGCGCAGCCGACACGATGCACAGCTAAATAGTTGCCGAAAGCTCTGAGCGTCGGCGTAGGCAAATGATTCTGACGAGGAGAATGCAATGAAATTGAGATCGAGAACTAACAATCTGCTGGGCATCCTAGCCGTCTTCGCGGCGGTGCTCGCGGAAAACACAATCGTCGCCATCACCGGCAACCGCACAGTCAACAAAGCTGGAGCGGGCTCCATTCCTGTTGGGCGAGTTTTCAAGCCCGCCACGGCTGTCAACGGGAAAGGCTCAATCGAGACAGGCTTCAGCTATTTGGCCGAAATCAAGTTCGACGGTGCAGTCGCGGCGGGCGACCGCGTGAAGATGGCGGCGGCGGACGGTGACGGGAACCAGCGCGTGAAGAAGTGGGTCGCTCAGGACTTCGACGGCGAAGGCGTGGCGACGGGCGACACCGCCGATTTGATCTGCGGCATCTGCTGGAACGGCGGCGCGGACGGCACGACGGGCGAGGTCTTGTTCTACTAACAAGGCCGCAAGCACGGGGGGCCGGACACTGCCCTTCAATTCACAAATTTCTTTCGAGGAGCAATTAGAGATGAGCACAACCGGAGTGAAGGGCAAAGTCAAAGAAGTCGTGATGGGCATGCAGGCCCAGCGCGAGCACCCGACCGAGCCGCGCAATATCGGCCTGCGCAGTTACCTGTCGGAGCAGTTCGACGGGATGACGCCGGGCAAGTTTTATCACGAACTCGGCATCAACCCGCGCGTCACAACAGTGCAGCAGTTGATGTCCGATCCTGACAAGTCTTACTTGATGGGTGAAGTCATGCGTGACGGCATGCTTCAGGGCATGGGCATCGCCCAGCGCGAGCGGCAGGAGCAGCTTCGTCAGGCTTTGATGACCCAGATGTTGACCGGCGGACAGGGCATCGCCTCTCAGGCCGGTTCGATGGGCACGATTCAAGGCGGCACGGGCACGAACTTCATCACGCCGGAAGTTTTTCTCGACCCGGTCTCGCGCGGCGCAGTGCAGTCGGTGTTCTATCCCGATCTCATCATCCGCGAGGTTTCGGTGCCCCAGCCCACGGTCACAGTGCCGTTACTCGACCTCTCCGACGCCAAGCTGATGGAGAGCGAAGAGGGCGTCACCATCGAGGAGGGGTCGGTCAAGTACGGCGACAAGAAAGTGACGGCCAAGAAAAAAGCGAAAGGCATCAAGTACACCTACGCGTCGCTGATGTTCAACACGCTTGACCTCGTTTCCGTTTACTTCCTCGATTTCGGTAAGCAACTCGGCCACGGCCTGAACAATGAGTGCGTTCAGGTCATCATTGTCGGCGACCAGGAGAACGGCTCGGAGGCGGCGGCGGTCATCGGTGTCATTGACACGGAACTGGGCATCCAGTACGTGGACATCACGAGCATCTGGATTCAACTCGCGATGCTCGGTCGCATGTCCACGTCCATCATCGGCAACGCCCTGTCCGGCAACGCCTACCTCAACTTGCCGGAGGTTAAAAACAGGCAGAACACCGGCTCTGCGCTGCTGCCCACGAACGTGAAAGTCCCGCTGCCGACAATGCAGGATTTGTTCCTCAGCCCGAAAGTACCCGGCAGGAAGCTCGTCTTTCAGGATTCCAGCATCGCGCTCGTGCAGATCACCGCGCAGCCCTTGCTGCTCGAAGTCGAGAAGATCGCGAGCAAGCAGATTCAGGGTACTTACGCCTCCATCTATACCGGCTTTGTCAACGTCCAGCGCAACGCGCGCGTGGTCGTTGACCCGACGCTGAACATCGAGGACGCCCCTTTCCCCGACTGGATGCAGCCGTGGAATGAGGAAGACTAATAACGTCGGCATGCAACCGCGACAGCGCAGGGGTCGTCCCCTGCGGCGCAACGGGGGCGGCGCTCTTCGCCCCCAACTTTTTACTTGTAATAACCAATGGCCGACCTACTCATGACCGCCGCGAAGCTGCGCGACTATTACGACATCAGCAAGGACATCAAGGATGCCCGGTTGACGCCGCACGTTGGCGCGGCTTCGCGGCGGCTCAGGAAGTGGGTCGGCGAAGCGGTTTACACAGACGCTTTGTCGGACTCGCCAACAGACGCATTGCGGAAGGCTGATTTGGAAAACGCCGAAGCCGCACTGGCGATGCACTTCGCGCTGCCCGGCTTGAACAACCCAGTCACTCCAGGCGGCGTGCTCACGACTCGGAGGGAGGGCGGTGCGGCGGGCGCGCCCGTCATCCTCAGTTACTTGAAACCCGCTGACGTTCGTCTGCTCTCGCAGACTTATCTCGAACAGGCCGAAGAAATCGCGCGGCCTTACATGCTCACGGACGGAACGCCCGACGCCGAGTTCGTTGTCACAGAGTAATGGCGCAAGTAACTGTCAAAGCCGACATCCTGCAAGTCCTGAATCTCGGAGATAACTATCGCCGGGCGGCAGAGGTTGGGCTACGCCGTCTGACCGAGCGCGGCGAGCAGCTTGTCCGCGCCGAAGTTCCGAAGGTCACTCACAACTTGGAGCAAGGGGTGTCGTCTGATGTCAAAGTCGGGCGCGTGATGCGGGGCGACATTATCGTCTCGGCGCGCACGGGTCGGAAGGCGCGGCGGAAAGCAACGCTTCATTTGCCAAGTGGAAAGACCAAAGAAGTCACACTGCGTGCTACGCCCGCATACGACTATGCCGAGGCGGTCGCCACCGGCACGGGCGTCTACTCGACCGGCGGCGCATTCGGCCCGCAGCAGGTCATCAGGCCAAAGAAAGCAAAGGCTCTGCTCGTGCCGGTGACGAGTGTGCCGACGCTCAACGGCCGACCAGTGCCTTATATCTCTGACGGGTCGCAATTATTCATCATGCGTCGCTTTATGAAGGGCAGGAAGCCCAACCTGTTCGACCAGCGCGCCGCCGCGCGCCTCGACAATGAAGTGCAGCCAATCTTCGACCGCGCCTTGGGCGAGTTCATGGGGGGCAAATCGTGACCATCGAAGACGCCGTCCACGAATTTATTCAAGAGGCCATTGATGCGGCGGGCGAAGGGGACGTGTTGTTCGAGGCCGAGAATCAGGACACGGTCTATTTGAGCATCACGAAAGATTTCGGCGTCCGCCTCGGCGATTGCAGTTCGGACGCCGCGCCGCTGCCGGGCGGCGCGGAGATGGCCGAGTTCGACGCTTTTCTCCCACTCTGTTTCTTCGCTCGCATCGAGGGGACTGACAAGACGGATCGGAAGGCGGCGCGCAACAAGGCGCGGGCACTATGGTTCGCCGTCGCTATGCGCATTCATAACGACCGCACGCTCGGCGGGCGCGTTCGCGACACCATCATGCGACGGGCGGTAACTGGTTATGACTCGATGGCCGAGGGCGACTTCTACGCCGTAGTCAATCTGCCGTTGATAGTCAATTCGACAGGTCAACAACTCGAAGAGGAGCGAAGTTTTTATGAGTAAGCAAGTCCAATTCACACCCGACTCGGAGTCGCAGCAGGTGGAGATCGCGAACGGGAATTATCGCCGCGTTTTCAACCGCGCCGAGCAGCCCTTCGACCTGACGACCGAAGAGTGGCGGGTGGCTCGCAGGTCTCAGGACTTGGAGCTTGTGCCTGAGAAGCTTGCCGCCAAACTCACGGACGGCCAGCAGTCTGGAGACAACGGGCAGGGCGGGAAGACTCCCGATGAAGAGCAAGCCGGGGATGCCGGTGCTGGCACGGAGGGCGCGGGTTCGGCCGGCGAGTAAACAGAGTAAGTAGAGCGAGCACAAAACACCCGCTATCAATCACAGGCAGTTCACACATTGAGGAGTTGAAACATGGCACAGGCTACGCACAAACAAGAGCGGCGCTTCGCGAGAAGCAAAGTGCCCCAAGCGAATTACCAGACGGCCACCACCGTGACCGACCCGACGAAGATCGTTGAACTGCTCGTGCAGGATAGCAATCTCGCGAAGGTCGAGGTGCGCGAGGAAGACAACAAGGGAGAGTCGCACGGCCACTTTCAGGCGACCGAAAGCTACGTCACCGAATGCGACACCTCGCGCCAGTTCGAGATGGCGATCTCGGCGGAAGAAATCGGCCGCGACCTCCTGCTCGCCTTCGGTGCGGACACCGTGTCGCAGCCGGACGCGGGCGGTGCTCCGACCGTTAGGCAACACAAATTCACGCCGCAGAATTTGGGAGAGTCGAAGCAAGGCCCGGCCATCACTCTCGTGGAAATCGTCGGCGCGGCCATCAATCGGCTGTTCCCCTCGATGGTCGCCGAAGGCTTCAGTCTGAAAGGCGAAGGCGTGAAGCGCGTCATGGAGAGTTTGAGCCTGCGCGGTTCTGGCAAGGTGACGACGCCGAGCGGCATTGACGCCGAAGACGTGGTCGAGTTGGCCGGGCTGCACTGCTTCACCAATTCGCAGGTCAAGCTGACCATCGCCGACACCGGAACGCTCGACAATGATCAGGTGTACGGCGCGGCGAACCGGCTCGACAATTGGGGCTTCGAGTTGAAAAACAATCTGCTGCTGGGAGAGGGCTACGTGCCGGGCGCGGCCTTGTATCAGACGGCCAACGACCCGGACAGCGGCGCGCTCCGCTCCGAATGCCTCATCGAGTCGCAGGAGTTCATGCTGAACCTGACCGCCCGCCTCGCGAGCCAATCGCAGGAGTTGGCCGCGCTCCGCTCGCGCAAGAAACTCGACATCGAAATCCTCTTAATCGGCGGCCAGATTGACGCCACCGCCTTCAACTATCAACTGCGCATCCACGCGCCGCTCGTCAAGTATGAGGCCGTCGAACTCGGCGAGCAGAATAAGATCGTCACGGTTCAACTCAAGCCCAAACTGTTCTTCGATGCCGCGAGTGAGTACGCCGCTTCCATCGAACTCATTAACAAAGTCGTCAGTTACACCGCTTAACCGGCGCAGCCGTGGATGGCGAATGGAGCGGGTTCTCCATTCGCCATCCACAATCAAATAAATTTTGGAGGAAAGATAGAGATGAGTTCTACCCAGCCGACCGAGAACGGTCAAACCCCGAACACTCCCGCCCCCGCCCTGTATGACGCCGCCGCGCAACAGCGCCTCGCTTTCAAGGTCGAGCGGCGGGGCAAGCTCTACGGCGTCATTCACGTCGTCGACCCGATTCTGGAAGACGACATCATCGCCTATGAGCGTTCGCGCGACGTGCGCTTGTCCGACGCGGACTCCAGCGAGTCGGACGCCCAAGACGCCCTGGCGATGACCAGCAAAACGTCGGATGCCGCCGTCACCCTCTGGGACACGCGCGTGCCCAAAGTCGAAAACTACGCGCTGAAACACCCGGAAGGCGACTGGCAAAAGGAGATCGCGGTGGGCGACAAGGTCTTCGCCATCAACCAAGTGCTCGCCATCGAGTTCGTGCCGCTGCCGGTGGCCTCGACCGACGAGGCTTGTCCGCCGGACGATGACGATACGTCGGCCTATCCGATGCGCGCCCTGTTCAACGGCAGCCCCGTGAATTTGAAGCACACGCTTCGTCGCGCCACGCCGGAAGAGATTACGGAGTTCAACGGTCTGATGAGCCGCGCCCTGCTCGTTCAGGGCACGGCGTTCGGCCAGACCGACCAGCGCATCCCGTCGCGCGCGAAAGGACTCGGCAAGCTCTATCGCCAGTGCAAGGTCGAGGCGGAGGGTTATACGGAGCGCGTGCCCCTTCATCACCAGATGGCCGTTGCCCTGCGGCACTTCCGCACGCAGATCAAGTCCGACGCAAAAAAATAGAACGCCTCACGCCCGCCATCTTCGAGCGGGTGTCGAGGCTCTATGACGAGTCGAAAGATGAGGAGCGGTGTCCGGGGGAAGATGATTGCGGCATCTTCCAACGCGCCGCCCCTCCCAAATGCCAAGCATGCGAATTATGTCCTCTGCTGCCGACGAAGCCCACGCGGGACAACGAAGAGGTGGATGCCGCGCTCAGTCGCATCGAGCGACTGGCGCGCGAGCGCGACTCGAAGAGGGTGCTCGACCTGTCGAAGCTCTCATCTGTGGAGTGGGAATTATTGCTCATCTGGGATGAAGCCCACGCCGCTCATCAGCGTGCGCATCAGGCGCGGGTGGCGAGCATGTTTCAAGTGCTGGTGCAAATGACAGCCGCACGATAAGGGGAACGGTCGCAGGCATGGGGCAAAGGTTCGTACCCATAGTTATCGCAGTATCCGACGGCAACTCCGAACAAGTTGTCAAAGGACTGACGAACGCCTTTTCCCACCTCGACCAGACGGCGGAACGCGCGGGCACTGGCGGCCTGCGCAACGCCTTCATTCAGGCCGACCTCACTTCGCGGGCTATCGCGATGGCGACCCGCGAGGTGATGGAGGCGGCGCGCGAGTATCTCCAGTTCGGGCGCGAACTCTCCAACCTCAACACCCTACTCGATGACGGCGCGAGCCTGAGCGGCTACCGCGATGGCATCCTCGAACTCGACCCCGCGCTCGGCCGCACGAGCGAACTCGCGCGCGGCATGTATCAGGCCATCAGTTCGGGCGTCGGGGCGGAAGATGCGCTCGACGCTATTACAGCCTCGGCGAAGGCAGCGCGCGCCGGACTCACCGACACCTTCACGACGGTTGACGCGGGCACGTCCGTGATGGCGAGTTTTGGATTGAAGTCGGAAGATTTGACGGACATCTACGACAAGATGTTCGAGACAGTGAAGCGCGGGAAAGTCGAGTTCTCACAACTCGCGTCAGGCATCGGGCTTGTCTCGAACATCGCCGCGCAGAGTGGCGTGGGCGTCAATGAAATGTTCGCCGCCATTGCCACGGCCTCGCGCACCAACCGGCCGGCTACTGCAATAGAGGGCATGCGCCAAGCTCTCGTTAATGTCCTTAAGCCAAGCGAGCAGGCCAAAGATTTAGCGCAAGAATTGGGTATTCAGTTCGACGCCCAGGCTTTGAAGGCAAAGGGGCTGGCGGGCTTTCTGAATGAAGTTGCAACTGCGACCGGCGGCAACGCCGCGAAGATGACTACTTTATTCGGCGACGTGCAGGCTCTGAATTTCGTGATGTCCGTGACCGGCAATCAGGCGAAGACCTTCGCCAGCGATTTGCAGGGCGTCGCCGCAGCATCGGGCACTGTCGAGGTCGCATTCGAGAAACAGCGGCAATCTCTCGGAGCGCAGGCCGATGAAATGAAAGTGGCTTTTGAGAGAGGCTTCATAAAGACTTTTTTAATGGTCGAGCCTCTCCTGACTGGCACTCTCAGCCTCGTCAATAAATATCCTTCCGTCTTCGGCGCGGCCTTCGTCGCCGTCGCCGGTCTTGCCGCCGCGCATGCTCTCTATAACACGCAGATTGTGTTGAGTGCTGCGACCAGCATCCCGAATTTAATTAAAGGCATTCAGAGCGTCATTTTCTGGATGGTTAATTTCAGAGTTGCGCTTACCGATGTGCAGACTGCCGTGACTGCGACGGCGGGATGGGCGGGGCTGGCTATCGCTGTCGGCATTCTCCTATATCAGCTTTACCAGTATGAGACCGCGACTGAAAAAGCTACGAAGGTCACGCTTGATCAAGTCAATGCGCAAGGGGAATCGTTAGCAAAGTCGAGGCAGATGGCTGCTGATATTGCGGTCGTGGCGGGCGCGCAGAACCGCTCGGCCGAAGAGCACGGACGGCTCAACGCCGTGCTCGGGCAACTCGATCCAACAACGCAAACCTACATCAATGCTCTGAAAGATGAAGAGCAGCAAGTCATCGCCGTGACTAATGCGGTGCGGGCTAAAGTCGAGACTGAAAAGATAGCACTCGAAGCGCGGGCGGTCGTATTCGCTCAGGCCATCTTGGAGACCACGCGGGCGATTGAAAAGGAGAAAGAGACTACCGAGACGGCGAAACAAGCAATCAACAACATGCAGGCCGATCTGGCGCGGGGAATCATCACTCAAGACCAAGCCAGTTTTACGATAACCAGATACGCACAGGCCATTAGTAACGCCGAAGATAAAATTAAAGAGCTAAATCCTCAACTCGCAGATAACGCCGCGAAACTCGTAGGCGTCGCGCGCGGCCTCGGCTATTCGCGCGAGCAGATGATGGAGTTCTTCCGCACGTCCGGTTTCACCGAGCAGCAACTTCAACTTCTCGGCAGCACTTATGACAGGGTGACAGGCAGCACCCAGAGCAACACCGCTGCCACGAATGCCAATGCTCAAGCGCACGGCAACGCGACCAACCAAATTGCCGAGCAAACGCAAGCACTGAAAAACTTGAAAGCCGCTCAGGATGCAGCCGCCTCCACGCGGAATCTAATTATTGACGTGGCTAAAGGGAAGGCCGCGGAACAGGGGAAAAACACGCAGGAAGCCAAACAACTCTTTAATCAGCAGGTGGCGAACGACCCAACCCTTAAGCAAGCTCTCGAAACACAGAAGAGAGTTAAGGGCAATCTCAGCGCACTCGATGACAGTCCCAAAGGCGGCGGCAGAGCAGCCCGAAGTCGCGTCTCTGCGGCAGACCAGGCCGCTCAGGCCACTATCAAGCAATCCGAGATTGATGCCAGAAGCGCAGAGCGTCTCTACAAAGAAGCGACCACGGCGGCACAACGCGAATACGACCTGCGCCAGATTGCTTTGCAGGACTTCGTAACCAAACAAATCGCGGCAGAAGAAACTCTTAAGACTTTCAAGGTGCAAGCATTGCAGAGCGAGCGCGATGCGGCTTTGAAACTCAGTAAGAGCACAGCGCGCGAGACTAAATTAAAAGAGATCACGGAAAGGGAGGCGCAGATTGTTAGCGATTCGACCATCAACATTCAGCGCATTAAAGACAATGCACAGAAGGTTGAAACCGATGCGCTCCGCTCGCGAGTCGAGCAGCAGTTGAACCTTCGCGAAGAAATTGACCGCCGGGAAATTGAGATTATTCGTGAGATGGCTGACCAGCGCGGCCTCTCTTATGAAGATGCGGAGCGAGAAATCCTCGCAATCAACACCGCCGCTTTCAACAGACGTTTGGAGTTTCTCAGCGCCGAAGAGCAGGCGAACATCAATAACGTCGAAGAGCGCGAGCGCATCAACGACAAAATCAAATTGTTGACCGAACAGCAGGTTTCAATACAAGAGGCCGCCGGACGAAGCATCGCAGCCGGGCGCGAGCGCGACCTAGACAATCTGAAAAGGTACAGGGCGGAAATCCGCGCCCTCGCGGATGAGAATGCGCGCATGGCGACTGACATCGGCGACGCTCGACTTGATAGAGAGGAGCGATTAGGAGCGAATCCGCGTTACTTGAGACAGGAGAGACTGAGCCGTGCGATTGATGCTGAAAACGCATTGAACCTCAGAAATCTTGAGCGTATCTCGGCAGCATTCGATATTGATTTCACCAAGAAGAGCGCGGAGGAAGTGGCAGAAATTCAACGACTCTTTAATGAGCGTCTTGAATTGGAAGAGATACGCCACCAGGACAGATTGCAGGAGATTCGTGAGCAGCCCCTTGTTGAGTACCTGCAAAAGATGGAGGGCTATGCAGATGACATAGCTGGCATCTTCGCCGACAGTATTGTCGAGTCCAAAGCCACGATTGATGGAGTGTTGAAGTCAGTCGAGCAGGGCTTCATTGACCTGTTTAAGAGCATCGTCCGCGAACTCATTAAGTCACAACTTAAAGAAAAGTTGATGTCGCTTTTCCGTCCTGAAAGCGGGGCGGAAGGTGGGGGCGGCTCTGGCGATCTATTCGGCAACCTAACCAACAGTTTCAAAAAACTCTTTGGGGGCGGCGGAAATTCTGGCGGGGGTGGCGGCAGCTTCGGTGACCGCATTAAAGGCATTCTCGGCTTTGGCAGCAACGGGGGCGCTGGTTCTGCACTCACTGGCGGCTTCGCGGGGGGCGCGTCGCCAGCGGCAAGCATGGCGAGCAACGCGGCTATTGGCCTCGGTACGGGCGCGAGTGCTGCGGCGATGATGGGTGGCGCGGCAGCCACAGCTACTGCCGCAGGAACGGCTGCCGGAGTCAGTTCGGGTTCGGCTGCTGCGGCATTGAGCGGCGGGGGAGCGGCTGGCGGCGCGGCTGCCGGTGGCGGTTCGACGATGGCTTCAATGGGGGCGTTCTTCACCAACCCGTGGACGGCCGTCGCGGCCGGGGCCGTCGTTGGCGGCTTGTTGCTCTGGAATCACTTCCGAAACGGCACTGAGAAGAAACTGCGCAAGTCCATTCAATCTGAGTATCAGATTGAAGTGAAGGACATGGCGACGCTTAAGCAGATCAAGCAGGTCGGAGAGCAATCTTTCGGCAAGGGGCAAGTTAGCAAACACCTGCTGGAAACCATCCGCTTGGATGCGGCGAAGGAAATCCTTAGCGCGTATGCGGAGGGCACGGGTCAGAAAGCGAAGGGGCTGACCACCAACCGCGAACTCCAAGACCCAAACAGCGCGCAAAACCAATTCATTAGAAGGTTGGACGGCGGCATCGTGCCCGGCGGCACGCGAGGCTATGACCATGTCCGCGCGCTGTTGGACGGCGGGGAGTTCGTCAACACCACGGCGACCGTGCGGCGCGAGGGCGCGCAGTCGTTTGAGGAGCTAAATGAGGGACGTGCGCGCATTGTCTCGAACAACATGTGGCGACGCATGCGGGAGAAACTTCGCGCGAGGATGGAGGCCGAAAGAGAGAGCGCACGCGCTCCGATCACAATCTCTTCGCCTCGCGCCGGTTCGACCGGCAGCGGCGGGTCTGGTGGCGGCGGGCGGGCAGCACTCGACCTAGAAACAAAGGCAATTCTCAATCGTGTCGCCAATGCGCTCGAAGGCATCGAGGGAGTTGACGGCGACCAGTTGTTGACGCGCACGCTCAAGAAAAATCCGCGCGCCGCGATGGACGCGGTCAACACGTCGGCCAAACAAGGCCACGGCAAAAAAGACCTCCAAAAGACCCTGGGGCTGGTGTAAACCATGCAACTGCTCAGTAACGACCTCCCATACGAAGAATTGCAATTAACAGGCGACTTCGGGCTTGTCGAAGGCATTCTGATCGAAGGCATCCGTCATAACCAGGGCGCGGGCTTCTACCGCTCCATCCTGACGGGCTCGCGCGCCGGTAATCGTTATTGGAATCTCGTTTACAAAGTCTTGCCCGATACGTTGGACAGTCCGGTCGAGCGGAATCCGGCAACCATCGAAGCGAGGGCAACTTACCTCTGGGAATTTTTCTGCCGTCACAAGACCGGGTATGTGGAGATAGATCGCCCCTTCGTTATCAGAGACCTCGCGACTGACAAGCGTTTCCTAGTGGTATCCGAGGGCTGGACATACGAGCGTGAACTGTTCGCGACCCGCCTCTACAGTTCGCAACTCAAACTCCGCTACGTGCGCGTGCCCGGCGTGACTACGCTCGAAGACGGTTCGCTCGGCGAGGGCGGCTCCCAACTTTAACGATGCTCCTCGAACTCGACCCGACAATTCAGGCGAAGCTCGCCGCCCTGCGCTCGCTCAGAGGTGTACAGGTTGGCGAGTTGATAGCTGTCCATTGGCCTGCGCCGACGGGCACGATCTACTACGCGCAGGCGAAGTATGATGAATTGCCGGAATATGAGGGACTAACGCTCGTTCCTATAGAGGCGCGCTTCGAGGCGCAGGTCTTTCAGAGTTTTCAGAACTCTTCGAGCATTGCCGATTCATCAATCACACTCAACTTCATAGATGATGACGCCGAGATTGCGCGCCTCTGCGATCTCCACGGGGAAGGCGTGCGTGTCGAGCTATGGCATTACCTGCCGCAAGTTGATTTGCTCATCAAGCGTAATTGGTTCGGGCATCTGGGCACGCCCTCAGATGTGGGCGGCAGTATGACCACAGTGCCAGCCTCGTTCGGCTTCCGCTCCTCTCAGCTTTCGCTGCCTAATCGCCCGGTCGGAGCGGGTTGCCCGTTTCCTTTCGGCGGCTTAATTAAAGACCCCCAATTGCTCGCCGAGAATCCCTGCCGTTATGACCGGCAAATTGAGGGCGGCACTCATGGCCTCCTTGATGAAAACGGGCAACCCTTCCGCTCTTGTCCTAAGACGACAACCGGCTGCCAGCAGCGCATCGGCGACACGCTTGAGTACGGCGGTGGAGACACGGCCACCGATACTGTAACCGTTAGCCAGACGAGGGGGCCGAACCTCCAAGCCACGACAAAAGGGAATGAGTCTAATCTTTCGCAGTCCCGTCGCGTCATTGCGGGCGAGTGGAAGATTCGCGAAATGGATGTGCTCGCATGGCTGACCGAGCCAAACACGAAGTACCCGGACAAGGGTAGCGCGCGAGTGCTGGCCGACGCGGGTGAAGGGCCGGTCGAATCCCTGAGCGAGCCAACGCTGGCCGATAGGCTTATCACGCCTGAGCATCGAAACCTGCGCCTGGGCGAGTATCGGCAGTCAGCTACTTTCTTCAGCCAGAGCGTCAACAACTACTCTTACACCGCGCACTTCTATGGTGTTGTGCAGGGGGACTTTCGTAATGCCAACGCTTCGACATTCCGTCCTTCCTGCCGAATTAAAGGTTATCGCGATGTGCGCGTCTACAGCGACCCGCAGACTTACGTCAAGCAGTTCACCATGATTCCGGCCTACTGGATTCTGGAGATGTTGACGAACAAACGCTGGGGTGACGGACGCGACCACGCACGCTATGTCATCGAGGACTGGATCGAAGCCGCAGCGTGGCATAACGCTCTGGCGGGCTTTCAAGACGCCGCAGGCGTTCACTACACCTCCACGCGGGCGAGTTTCAGCGCGGAGATTCTTGAGCGTTCTACCCAACAGCAGATTGATGATGCCTGTCTGTTTAGCTTCCTGACGTTGCCCTTCCCGTTTCAAGGGAAGGAACGAATCATGCCGCTCAGGAAAGAAGACTTGAGCAACGTCCCGGTCTTCACTGATGACCTCGACCTGATTGCGCGCGATCCAACCGTTCGACCGATTCTCTTCGAGGGGATGCAATCAACGCTACGTACCCCAAAGGCGAAGCCAGAAGGCGAGTTGACCAACTATCTGCTGGTCAAGTTTTACGATAAAGCCCATGACTACATTCAACGCCCTCTCATATTCCAAGACGAGGAGGCGCAATGGACTGCCGGGATTGCCCACGGCGATAAGTCGCGGCGCGTGATTAAAGATGAATTAGTGCTCTTCGGCGTTACTGATTTCGGGCAGGCGGTGCGCTGTGGGAATCGGATTTTGGATTTAGGAGCGTTCGATAAGGGCGGGCTGAAGAATAATCGGCAGGCTAATTTTCAGGCGTCATTCATAGATACGCTCGACCTTCACCCCTACAAAGTAATCAAAATCGTCTCCAAGAAACTTGACCGTTGCGGCTTCGAGTATTTTCGCATTCAGACGCTCGATGAAAAGTCTGACCTGACTGTAAAGCTCGACACGGTTGCATACCCGGTTGACTACTACCAACACCTTGAAGACGTGCAGCAAGCGCCCATTCGCGTCGGCACTCCGATTGTCACAAATCCCGGTGGGCTACGGGGCAGGCGTCCGTCGCCGCACGACATTGTGAATGTCGAGTACGACGACGACCGAATCACTATTTATTTGTAAGCGAGGAAGTAGCAGATGGCAAATTTCGCAGGCTTCGACGTGGAGATAGATCGCAATGACGGCTCGCAGCCTATCCCCGTGCCCGGTGCGGTTGTACAGGTGCGCGATGTGACGGACGCGGATGCCGCAACCGGGGCGGGCGCAATTGCGCTCCCTAATGTGATTGCAGATGTAAATGGTCTCGTAGCTTCGGGCACGCTGCCGGTGGCGGCCGGGCGCACGATTCGTTTCACTTGGGTTCGCGATGCGGATGGATGGTGTGCGTCTCTTTTGCGGGTGACAAGCTGATGAGTTTATCAGCAAAAGATAGTGCCAGTGCCAACCTTATCGCCCGCGATGGCGAGTCACAAATTTGGTATCCAGAGGCGACCGCGCCTGCTGCCTACGTGGAAATCTGGTGGCACTACGAGGAGATCGAGACGGTAAAGGATGCCAAACTCGCAGGCATAGCAGTGCCGGGCGGGCAATTCTCTTTCCCGCACAGCCCGACCAGAGATCGCAATATCAGGATATACAGCCTCTCTTTCAGCGTTGATGGCACGCCAGACTTTTCCCGATTGGAAGAAGCTCCACAATTCACCCTCCTTTATAACCGCATCTCCGACGCGCCAGAAATCGGACAGCTTGGCGATGCGACGGCAGACAGCGTATCGGTCGGCGTTAAGAGTTCGACCTTTGTCCGCAAGCGCAGGGTCAGGATTGCAGAGAGCATGGTGGACGGCCAACTCATCAATCCGAGCGTTCAAATTCACGATGGCGGCAACATGCCTCTCGGTGACACTGTTGACATAGCTCGCGCAAGCACCCTGAATCCAGCCTTTGACTGGCTTGGAGGCGACCCGACGCTAGCGGGCTTTACGAAGGTTGGCAGTGCTCCAACAGAGCAGGCAGGGGAAGGATGGCGTGTGAATAGCAATAGCTTGGACGGCGCAACTTACTACACGAAAAACGCCTTTCCGGCCAATGCCTTTCAGGATGGTTTCACACTTGAACTCTATCCCCCATCAGTTGCAGCTTCGGATGGAGCGGGGCCAGCACAATGCGTTGGGCTGCGCATCGAGGACGGCGCGAAGCGATATGAACTTACATTCGATGGGAATGAAGTGAAGCTGAATGGAGGCGCAGCACATTTACATGATGGCGGAAAACTAAGGCTGGTCATCGCGGCTGGTGGCCTCACGGCCGATTTGTGGCTCGGCGACGCGCTACTCGAAGACAACGCAGCAGGGGCGGCGACGGCCGCGAGCGGACTGGCATTCGGAGATTTGGCTGTGGCAGATGACGCAGATGCCATCTGGCACAGAATCGCTTACGCCTTCCTGCCCATTCCTGTGAAGCTCGCACAAACAATCTACATCAGCATCGCGGATTCGGGGGGCAATGGCTATAGCGCCGAGTCCGAAATTCTCTCCGTCACTTTCGCTAGTGAGGGGGAGACGCTCGGCGGCTCAACCGGCAGCTTCGACCCGCGGCCGCGTTTCAAAGTTACTTACGAGGAGATTAGCTAAATGCGCAAAGTTCTCATTTCTTCATTGTTGATATTTCTTTTCTCGTTCATGGCATTCGCCCAGGGAGGCGCGTCCGTCAGTAGTGCGGCCTCGCCAACTTTGAAAGTAAGTGACGGCCAGAAGAGTTTCAACGGTATCAACGAACTGCGATTCCCAGTGGGATGTGTGACGTTCTCTAGCAGGACGGCCATAGTCACATGTAGTGGTGGGTCTTCATCTGGCACGAGCAATTCACAGAACGCGAATCTTTTCTATGCTTCTCCAACTGGCTCTTATGGCCTCCCCTCATTCCGCGCGATTGTTGAGGCCGACCTGCCTCCGCTCAACGCCTCGAAGATGACAGCGGGGACGATTGCCACTGCGCGCCTCGGGAGCGGCACGGCGAGCAGCTCCACATTCCTTCGCGGCGACCAGACTTGGGCGACGCTCTCGGCCGGCTCCGGCACGGTCGAGAACGTCGGCCTCTCGCTGCCTGCCGAGTTCTCAGTCACCGGCTCGCCCGTCGTCGTGACCGGCACGCTCACGGGCGCGTGGGCGACGCAGACGGCGAACAAGGTCTTCGCCGCGCCTTCAGGCTCGACCGGGACGCCCTCCTTTCGCGCGCTCGTCGAGGCTGACATCCCCCTGCTCGCACAGTCGAAGGTCACGAACCTCACGACAGACCTCGGTGCGAAGCAGGCGAGCGACTCCGATCTGACTGCCATCGCCGGCCTTTCATCAACCGGCATCATCGCGCGTACCGGCACGGGGGCGGCGTCTGCTCGCACTATCACCGGCACAGCGGGTCACGTCAGCGTCTTGAACGGCGACGGTGTGAGCGGCAATCCGACGATCTCATTGCCGCAGTCCATCTCGACCAGCTCGACGCCCACTTTCGCAGGCATGTATTCGGCGGGCGACTTCATTCTCAACAATGTAAGCGGCGTGGCGGGGCCGAACTTCGCAATCAAAAACTCGCCGTTCGGGTTGGCGGACTTAGGTAATTTGACTTTCTATCCGTCCTCGGCGGGCACGAACCTGGGGACGAGCTTCGGCATCGTGCCGAAAGGCGCGGGCAGCAGTATCTCCATCCGAGCGCAGTTCATCATCTTCAATACGGACTTCTTCGCCGACCCCGTGAATTATGAATTTTTGACCACCCGCGCGGACGGCAACTCCTTCACCCTGTTTAGCACGAAGTCAGGCGCGGGGACGGTGCGCCCGCTGAGATTGCAAACCTCGAGCACAGGCGGGGCGGTGGCAAACCAAGGTATTTACATCTCAACGACGAACCAGATCGGCATCAACACTGATTCGCCGACTGCTGCGCTCGATGTCAATAGCGATACGCTGCGCCTGCGCACGGCAAAGACTCCGGTCAGTTCAAGCGCAGCCTGCAATCAGGGCGACATCGCTTGGGATGCGAATTACTTCTACCTCTGCGTCTCGGCGAACACCTGGCGACGCTCGGCTCACTCTTCTTTCTAAACATCACTTAAGGACAAAATGAGGTGACTATGAAAACTATCAGAACCTTACTTTCGCTTACGCTCGTCTTCGCCCTGCTCGTGTCCGCGCTGCCTGTCATGAACACGGTGAGAACGGCAGAAGCATTCACGTCGCAAGCCTTGAACCAGCGAGTCAGAATCATCGACACCTTCACCGACCCCTCAGGCGCGCCGCGCTCCGGCAAGGTGACTTTTATTCTCACTCAACAGGTGACGAGCCCCGCGGGGCTGATCGCGAAGGGTGCGAGCGTCTCCGCGCCCCTCAACGCGCAAGGGCAATTCGATTTATCCGTCTTCCCGTCGCGCTCACTTTCGCCCGTGGCCTACTACCAGGTTTATGTCGCGGACGCGAACGGCGGTCAAACTCTGATAGGACTCTATGACATTCCCTTCTCAACGTCGGTTATCAATCTCTCACCCTACAAAGTCCTCGATGCCAACTTGGCCGCTCAGTACACCTTCGCTTCGAGCGCAGCAGTGACGCAACTGAGCAACGGGATTTCAAGCGCGGTCTACGCCTCAATGACGAATGCCAACGTGACCACGGCGCTCGGCTACACGCCGCTCCGGCCCTCGCTCAATCTCTCGGACTTGATGAACCCCGCGACGGCGCGCACAAACATCGGACTTGGGAGCGTCGATGACACTTCGGACGCGACGAAGAACGCAGCGCCGGCAGAGCTGACGAATAAGATCATTACGGCTCCGGTGATCAATTTGGCAACGCTCAACACGGCAACAGTCAATGGTGCAACCATCAACTCGCCCGTCATCTCCACAATCGTCAACGCCGGGACGCTGACGCTGCCTACCTCGACCGATACTCTGGTCGGCAGGGCGACGACCGACACGCTATCGAATAAAACGCTCAATTCGCCCGTCATCAACTCGCCGACAGTGACCGGCGGCATGACGGTCAGCGGCACGCTCAGTGCAGGCGGCGTGGACATCGCGGCCGCGACGAAGGCTTTAATCAGTAAGGGCATCCTGGAGTATTCGCCGACATATCTTTCAGGCTTCACGAACTTCTACGACGTAACCAAATTAAATGCGTTGAACGGGGCTACGGTCGCCTCCTTACCCGACCTGACAGGCAACGGGCGACATGCGACTCAAGCGACGGCCGCTGATAGACCGACTTACTACGCGACCGAAATAAACACGGAGACGCCGGGCGCCTACCTCGTGGCGAATGATGCGAGCGATTATTTGAGCGTGCCGTTGCCGGCGAGCGCGACCCGCACTTTCTTTCTCACGATTCGCAAGCAATCACCCTACAGCGCCGGCTTCGCTCTGAATCACTCGCCCACTACAGATGTTGAATCTCGCAACCTCGTCAGCGTCATTTTCAACCGCTGGTTTGCTTACAAGAAGCTCGGCGGGCAAGGCACGGACGGTGTTGGCTACCCTTCGGAATGGACTGTCCTCGCATGGCGGCAGAATTCTGCGACCTCGGTTTCATTTTTCGTTGATGGCGTGTTAGCCGAGACATACACGCCTGAAAATTCTGACCTCGCCTCGATCACTTCGATCAAGCTCGGCCCTTTTTTCGGCCAAATGAAACAACTGGCGATTCTCGGCAGCGCGGCCAGTGATGCCGAGGTGGCGATGCACACGGCGATGTTGCGCGGGCACAATCGCTGGACATGGCGCTATATCGGCTTGGAGCCGCTCGGCGGCTACGCACCAATCACGGCCACGCAGAGCCGGAATTTCATCGTCTATAAAGAGGGACTGACCGGCGACCGGCCACTGATTTTGCTCAATCATCAGGCAGCCGGTGATGAGAGAACATTCTTAGACAATGCGGGACACTTTGCGCTTGTTCGAGCATTAGTCGAAGCAGGGTACATCGTCGCCGCGAGCAGTCAGTATCATACGGACTTCGGCGGCGCGAATAGCTGGGGCAATCAGCAGGCGCTCGACGCCAACTACGCGCTCATTACCTGGGCTTCGGCTAACCTCAACGTCGATGAAACGAAGGTCGGGATGCTCGGCATGTCGATGGGCGGTGTCGCCACTATGAATAGCTTCGGCGATGCGCGCATCCCCGGGCTCAAAGCAGCAGCCTGTTATGACTGCGTGCTCAACCTCGGTTACGCCTATTCCTCCGGCGCGTTCGCGTCCGGGCTGAATGTTGCTTACGCCATCACGGGCGCGTCTCCGCATACGTATGCGGAAAAGACCGCCGGCTTCGATCCGATGTTGCGCGCGACGGCCAGCTACGCGGGCAAGCGTTTTATCTTTTTCAAGAACTCGGACGACACCATCGTTGATCCGACGCAGCACACCGGCAATTTTGCGTCGTATATTAACGGGGTGGCGACTGAGTCGACCGTTACGACGACCACCGGTGGCCACTTGGCGGGACTTGAGGCGTCGAAGACCGCGCTGCTTGACTTCTTCAAGCGCGCTTTCCAGTAAATAGATTAAGAGAGAGAGTAAGGAAAAGCGGCGGGCTGCACAGGCTCGCCGCTTTTGACTGTGTCAATATGGAGTTCCAAGCGTTATCGCGTAAAAAAGTTTTCGATTATCGTGTTTGCGCGCACAACCTGCTCAACCAGACCGTCTATACCTTCGGCGCTGAATTTATCAACTTCAACGCCCTGCGCCCCGCGGCGAGCGCCGAGCAACGCCGTGCCTTCC